CGAAGAAGGCCGAGCCGAAGAAGGCGGACGCCTCGAAGGGGGTGCCGCTTGGCGCGTAGCAACTGGAAGCTGAAGAAGCACGCCCCGCGGCCCGCGCCGGCCGCGTCCCCGTTCGGGTGCGGGAAGCCGATCCGCGCGGGCAAGCCCGCCGCCACCCCGGTCGAACTCCGCATCAGCGCGGCCGGCAGCACGGCCACGATCAAGGCCGCCGAAGGCGAGGGCGACGGGGCGAAGCTCGGCACGTTCCAGGGCAACGCCTACACCGGCGCGGCGATGAAGCCGGAAGGCTGGTGGCGCCCGATCGTCGTGGACCTGGCCGGCGTCCGCGTGTCGAGCCAGCACCGGCCGGTCCTGCGGCAGCACGACCACAACCAGATCGTCGGGCACACGGAGCGGGTCACGGTCTCCGACAAGGGGATCGAGATCGCCGGCGTGTTCAGCGGCGAGAAGCAGCACACGGACAAGGTCACGGTCCCGGCCAAGAACGGGTTCCGGTGGCAGTTGTCGATCGGCGCGACGCCGGTCCAGACCGAGGAACTCGAAGCCGGGAAGTCGGGCCAGGTGAACGGCCGTGAGATGACCGGCCCGCTCATCATCAGCCGGGTGACGGACCTCGGCGAGATCAGCTTCGTTCCGCTCGGGGCCGACGGGGACACCTCGGCAACCGTTCAGGCTTCCAGGGGGAGAGGGTTCATGAACGAGAAGACCGCGCTCAAGTTCGCCCGCATGATGGGCGTGAAGGCCGCGAAGAAGTTCAGCGACGACGAGATCGACAAGATGTCGGACGACGAGGCGAAGGCCGCCCTGAAGGAGTGCATGAAGGGCGACGACGCCCCGCCGCCGGACGACAAGAAGGAGAAGGACGACGCGGCCGCGAAGGCCAAGGCGAAGGCCAGGGCCGCGGACGACGACGAGAAGAAGGTGGACGCCGAGGGGGAAGAGGAGAAGAAGACCGAGGCGTCCCGGAAGGCCCGCGTCGCGGCCGCGCGGAAGGCCGAGGCCGACGAGGTCCGCCGGTGCGCCGCGGTCCGCGCGACCGCGAAGAAGTACGGCGTCGAGACGATCAAGGCGGACGGCAAGTCGGTCAACTTCGTCGCGCACGCGATCGAAGAGGGCTGGTCCGAGGACAAGGCCGAACTCGAAGCGATGCGCTCGGCCCGGCCGAACGACGCCGGCGGGCCGCGGTTCTACTCGCCGTCCGCGCCGGAGGTGAACGAGGCCGTCCTCGAGTGCGCCGTACTCCAGGCGGCGGGCGGCCAGTTCCAGCTGTTCGAGAACGAGTTCTACACCAAGGAAACCCCCGACCGGGGACGCATCTCCGCGCGGGACCAGCGGCGGATCCAGGGCGAGTTGAACGCCCGGTACACGGACAAGGTCCAGCAGGCCGCGCACACCCTGTTCAAGGGCCGCGTCGGGCTGCAGCAGGTGCTGGTGGCGTCGGCCGCGCGGAACGGGTTCCGGGGGTCCGAGGTGATCCGGGACGACGGCGACTTGGGCGCGGTCGCCCACTACGCGAACATCAAGGCCGACGGCGCGTCCACCGCGTCGATCGCGAACGTCCTGTCGAACGTGCAGAACAAGTTCCTGCTGCAAGGCTACCTCTGGACCGACCAGGCGTGGAAGGAAGTCGCCCGGATCGGGAGCGTGAAGGACTTCAAGCCGACGAAGTCCATCAACCTGTTCGGCGACTTCGAGCTGCAGGACGTGGGGCCGTCCGGCGAACTGAAGAACGCGACCCTCGCGGACCAGGCGTTCGCGAACCAGGCGAGCACGTCGGGCCGGGTCCTGACGATCAGCCGGACGCACATCATCAACGACGACCTGGGCGCGCTCACCACGATCCCCGCGATGATGGGCCGCGGGGCGGGGTTGAAGTTGAACAAGGCGTTCTGGACGAAGTTCCTGAACCCCGGCTACGACGAGGGCGGGTCCACGGCGTTCTGGGCCGCGGTCCACACGATCGCCGGGCAGAGCGCGAAGAGTAACTACAGCAGCGGCGCGGGGTCGGCCCTGGCGTCCGCCGGCCTGACCGCGGCCGTGCTGCTCTTCGACAAGCAGGTGGACCCGGCCGGCAACCCGCTCGGCCTGGACGCCGAAATCCTGCTCTACCCGCCGGACCTGCAAACGACCGCGCTCGAGCTGATGAACAGCGAGTACGTCGTCGCCACCGGCGTCGGGGCGAGCGCCGCCCGCGCCCCGTCCTCGAACGTGTGGAAGGGCCGGTTCAAGCCGGTCAAGGCCCGCTACCTGAGCAACGACGCCTACACCGGGTACTCGGCCGCGGCGTGGTACCTGCTCGCCAACCCGAACATCCTCCCGACGATCGAGGTCGTGTTCCTGAACGGGAACGAGATGCCGGTGGTGCAGGTGGCCGGCCCGGACTTCCAGTTCAACGTCCTCGGCGTCACGACCCGCGCCGTGTTCGACATGGGCGTGGAGAAGCAGAACTTCCGCGGCGGCGTGAAGTCGGCCGGCTCGTGACCGCCGCATGATCGATAAGTGACAACGGACTGTCACTCTCGCGGGGGAAGCTCATAGTGAGCGGCCGGCTTGCGCCGGCGACAAGGCCGGCGCGGTGCTTGATCGGCACCGCCCCGCGAGCCGGCCCGGACCTGATCCGTCCGGGAGCGTGGGCGCGAATCCCACCCCCCGCACTCGAAAGAACCCGCGGCGCCCGCCGCACCCGATTCGGAGTGACCCACATGGCCCAGACCCCCGCGGTTCGCTGGTGCGAAGGTGACATGATCGACTACACCCCGGCCGCGGCGGTGGCCGCCGGGGACGTGGTCGTACTCGGCTCCCGGCTGCTCGGGGTGGCCGTCAACGACATCGCGGCCGACGCGCTCGGCGCGCTCGCGGTCAAGGGCGTGTTCAAGGTTCCGAAGAAGACGGGCGCGATCGCCGTCGGCGCGCCGGTGTACTGGAACCCGACCGGCGACCCGGTGACCGGCACGGCCGACACCGGCGCGGCGGAAGGCTCGCCGAGCGAGAGCAACTACCCGGCGGGCCCGGCGGTACTCGCGGCGGGTTCGAGCGACGAGTACGTGTACGTGTCGCTCACCCCCGGCTACCTGTCCCGCGACCCGGTCAACACCGTGGCCGCGGCGGGGACCAATCAGGCGACCGCGGCGCAGGTGTACGAGGGCATCAACGTCGTCACCGGGCCGGACGACACGAAGGGCGTCATCCTGCCCGTCGCGGTCGCGGGGATGAAGGTCATCATCAAGGTCGGCGACGGGGCCGACCTGAAGGTTTACCCGAACACCGGCGCGGCGATCAACGGGCTGAGCGCGAACGGTGCGATCACCGTCGTGGACGACGTGTCGTTCATGCTGTACGCGACCAGCGCCACGCAGTGGTACACGCTGCCGCTGCTGCCGAGCTAATCGGCGGGGCGGGTTGAGTCGTCGCGGTTCCCCGCCGGATCGGCCGGCGTGGGGTCGGCCAGGGGAAGGGTTCACCGGGGGCGGTCTGATGAGCGTCGAGAAACTGAAGGCCGCGATCGCCGACACGAAGGAGTCCTACGCGGACATCCAGGCCGGTCACCTCGTTGCCGTGTGCGAGCCGCTCGCCCTCGGCCTGCCCCTCGCCAAAGACCTGCTCGCCCTGGCGAAGCAGGCGGCCGAAGCGGACCCCGAGAGGGTGATCTCGATCAGCGTCGCGGTCCACGGGCGTCCGCTCCTGGCCGCGGCCGAGAAGGGCGCGGGGCAGACGCCCGCGAAGAAGTCGTGAGCCTCGGCTCGCGCGGGACGGCGGCGCTCAACCGCCGGCAGAAGCAGGCCCGCCCCGTGACGGTCACGTACACGCGCGGGGCGCAGTCCGCGACGCTGACGGCGTGGGTCGGGAACACGCTGTTCGCCCGGACTCTCGACGAGCCGGGCGCGTCGGTGGTGTGGGGCGAGCGGGATTACTTCATCGAGGTCGCGGACCTGGTGCTCGGCGGCGTGGCGGTCCAGCCGGCGCGGGGCGACAAGATCACCGAGACGATCGACGGCACCACGTTCGTGTTCGAACTGCAAACGCCGACGGGCGAACCGGCCTGGCGGTATTCGGACGCCGACCGGACGCGGTACCGGGTGCACACGAAGAAGGCGGGCTGAGATGGCCGACGCGCGGATCATCCAGGCCGCGGACGCCGCGGTCGCGCTGATCCTCGCGGGCTGGACCGGGCGGGGGGCGGACGACGGCGCGGAGCGGGTCTACGCCCCGACGATCAACCTGAGCGGGGACGACGCCCCGCGGCTCGCCGGCCGGCACGTGTACGTGTTCCCCGGCCCGTACAGCGCGGAGCAACTGGACCGCGCCGACCAGTGGCGGCGGCACTCGCTCCGGGCGCTGGTCGTCGAGCGGTACGCGGACGCCGGCGACCCGACGCGGGCGTGGGTCGACGAGCGGGTGAACTTCGTCGAGCAGCGGGTGTTCAACCCGCTCGCGAACCAGTCGCTGAAGCTCGTCGGCCAGATGACCCCGGACCCCGAGTTCGTCGCGACCATCGACGAGTTGTGCGACCGGGCGATCCTGCAAGAGCACAAGACCTTTTGGAGCTACGCGACCTTCGGGTTCGTGGAGCCGACCGACCTGACGGGAGACCCGTGACATGAGCACCGGAGTGAGCCTCGGCCGCGACGCCAAGCTCTACCTGAACACCGGCACGTTCGGCAGCCCGACGTGGGCGGCGATCGACCAGATTTCGGACCTCACCGTGACCGCCGAGTGGGACGAGGTCGATGCGTCCACCCGCGAGTCGAAGATGAAGCTCAAGGCCAAAACGCTGCTGGGCGCGGAGGTCGGCGGAAAACTGAAGGCCGTCCCCGGCAACACGAACCTCGGCACCATCGTCGCCGCGCTCTTCAGTGACGCCGTCGTGGACATCATGGTACTGAACGGGACGAGCAGCACGAACGGGTGCTACGGCTTCCGGTACGAGTGCCAGGTGCACGCGGCGAACGAGGACCAGGGGTTGGGGGCGGCGATCTTCGACGACATCAAGTTCAAGCCGTACCCGACGACGAACGCGAAACAATCGGTGCTCGTCACGACCGGCGCGCCGGTGTTCACCGCGATCTGATCCGCGGCCGGCGGTCGGCCAGGGGAGAGGGCTTATGGCGGGGTTCGGCGTCGAACTGGTGAAGGGCACGTTCTTCGACACGAAGGCCGTCACCGACAAGATCGACCCCGCGCTGAAGAAGGTGCTGTCGTTCCACGGGGCGCGCACCCGGCAGCGGGCGAAGTCCTCGCTGAAGTACGGCAAGGGCACCGCCCTCCCCGGCAAGCCGCCGATCGTCCACAAGGGCGGGATGCGGCGGAACAAGACGAACAAGAAGACGGGCGTCACGACGCAGCAGAGCGTCAGCCCGCTCCGCGAGTTGACCTTCTTCGGGTACGACGCGCGGGCGAAGTCGGTGGTGACGGGGCCGGCGCTCGGCGGCCCGGCGACCGGCGCGCCGGCCGCGCTCGAGGACGGCAACCACCCGTGGGTCGGGCCGGCGCAAGCCGCCGAAACGCCGAAGACGCTGGCCGGGTTCAAAGACCTCATCAGGTGAAATCGTGGCGAAGTTCAAAGACTGCCTCGGCCGCGAGTGGTCCTTGCGGATCACGACGCGACTGCTGCGCCCGCTGCGCGAGGCCGGGTTCGATGTGGGGGCGTGCGCGAAGGGGGCGGAAGGCTACCTCCCCCTGGCCGACCCGGAGACGCTCGGCCGCGTGCTGTGGGTGTTCACCGAGGCGGACGCGAAGGGCCGCGACATCGGCGAGGACGAGTTCGCCGGCGGGTTCGACGGGCCGACGATCTTCGCGGCGACGACGGCGCTCATGGAGTCCGTCGCGGATTTTACCCAGTCCCCGGCGGTGGCGGCGGCGACGAAGAAGCGGCTGCCGGGGGCGATCGCGGAGAGGGAAGCGGAGATCGTCCGGCGGATCGAGACGGCCCCGATTGGCTCGACCGGCTCTGCTGGGAGGCCGGGGGACTCGCCGGCCTCGACCCCCGCGAGTTGACGCTCCGGGAGCTCAGTTGGGCCGCGAACGCGCGGCAGCAGTCCGAGTGGGTGCGGGGCGCGGTGCTGACGGCGGCGGCCGCGAACGCGAACACGTTCAGCAGCAAACTGGACCCGGCGAAGTTGGTCCCCGAGTGCTACCGGGGCGACGAGGAACAGCAGCCGCGGGGCCGGCCCCGGACTGCGGAAGAGGAAGCGGCCGAATCCGAGATCGCGTGGCGGTTACTCGGCCAGGGCTTGAGGGCGTGACATGCCTCCGGCGGCGAAGGGTGGCGGCGGCAGTTCGGCGGTCCGCGCCGGCCGCGCCTTCGTCGAGCTGTTCGCGCAGGACAACAAACTGTACCGGGCGCTCGACGCGGCGTCCGCCCGGCTGAAGGCGTTCGGCGCGCAGTCGGCGAAGATCGGCCTGGCAGCGGGAGCGGGCGCGTCCGCGGTCCTCGCGCCGCTCGCCAAGACGTTCACAGACGCGGTCGGCCGCGGGGCGCACATCGACAAGATGGCGAAGCGGTTCGGGGCGACCACCGAGACCGTTTCCGCCCTGGCCTACGCCTTCGAGACCGCCGGCGTGACCCTCGAAGAGTTCGAGGGCACCATCGACGGGCTGCGGTCGAAGATCGTCTCCGCGGCCGACGCGAACGAGGACGTGATTCAGGGTTTGAATCACTTCCGGACGAACGGTCGCGTGCTGCTCGCCATGCCGTTCGAGAAGCAAATCGACCACCTCGTCGACGGGTTCTCCCGCGTCACGGGGCCGCTCGACCAGGCGACGCAGGCCGAGCACCTGTTCAGCGCGGCCGGCATCAAGATGCTCGAAGTGCTCAAGGGCGGGTCCGCGGGGTTGTCCGCATTGAAGGCGAAGGCCGGGCCGGGCGGCGGGCTGGTCAGCCAGGCGGACGCGACCCGCTCGACGCAGCTGATGAAGGCGTACACCGAGGCGTGGCAGGGGGTGAAGTACACGCTGCTCGAAGTCGGGGCCGCGCTGCTCCCGGTCGGGGACGGGGTCGGGTCGCTGGGCGACCGGGTCCGCTCCGTGCTGTTCGGCGTGCGGACGTGGGTCGTGAACAACAAGGAACTGATCCAGACCGTGGCGAAGGTGGCGGCGGGCGTGGCCGCGGGGGGCGTCGCGCTGGTCGCGTTCGGCGCGGTCCTCGGCTCCGTCGGGGCGGCCCTCGGCGCGGTCGTGACGGTCCTCTCCGGCGCGTTCCTCCCGCAAGCGTTGATCGCGGTCGGGGTCGGGGCGGCGCTGTACTCGGCGTTCGCCGACACCGCCGCGGCCGGGTTCAAGTCGTTCGCCGCGGACGCGGCCGACGCGTGGGACGGCATCACGCAGGCGATGGGCCGCGGCGACCTGGGCGCGGCCGCCGGGCTGGGGCTGGCGTTCGTGTCGGCGGAGTGGGCCAAGGCCGTCGTCTTCTGGACCGAGAAGTGGAACGCGTTCAAGGACACGTTCCTCGACGGTTGGGTCGGCGTCCAGAACCGGATCGCCCAGTTGTTCGCGTCGGCCGTGGACACGTCGAACGAAGTGGCCCGGCTCGCCGCCGAGATCCAGGGGCAGAAGATCAAGACGGTGCTGGAACAGGTCAAGGAAGATCAGGCCAAAGAAGCCGCGGCCCGGATGAAGGCCCGCGCGGACGATTTGGCGGCGGCCGAACGGGAACTCGAGTTGGCCAAAGAGAAACTCCGGATCGCGAAGGAGACCGCGCGGGCGGGCGACCTCGTCAAGGCCGGGGTGGACGCGGCGGCGGCCGGGGCGGTCGCGGCCGGGGCGCTCGCCGCCGCGAAGCAACAGCAGCAACTTAAGGCCTCTGTTCCGAACCTCCCGAAGCCGAACGAGTTGTTCAACGCGGTCAAGGGCACCTTCACCCTGGCCAACGCCCGGATGCAACTCGGGTACGGGGACTCCGCCCAGAAGCGGCAACTCGACGCCGCGCTCGACACCGCGAAGAACACCGCGGTCCTGCCGGACATCAACCGGGGGATCAAGGACGTCGGCAAACAACTGGTCTTCAGATAAGGGGGCGCGGTGGCACTGCGGCTGTTCGAACTGGCGGACTCGCGGGAAGCGGAGCGGACGCTCGACGGGGCGTCCGTCACCCGCCGCTGGATCGCCATGTACAGCACCAGTCACGACGCGGTGTACACGGCGACCCGGCGCGTCGCGCCGATCAAGTTCAGCGGGTTCCGCCGCACCAAGATCCGGTGCCGGCCGGAGAAGGGCGGGGTCTGGACGTGCGAGGTGGAGTATTCGTTCGCGGTCCAGACGGCCGACGACGACACGGACACCCCGCAGTCGCCGGGCGACGCGGCGAGCCTCGGCCCCGAGTTCGCGTTCGACACGAGCGCGCAGCAGATCCACGTGACGCAGAGCCTCGAAACGAAGTACCGGCAGCGGGTCCCCCCGCCGGCCGGGACGGGCGACCGGCTCGCCTACGGGACGAACCTCACGGTGGACGCCTCGAACCCGCTGAAGGTCAGCGCGCCGTTCGTGTACACCCCCGGCGCCGACACCGGGCGGGTGATCGCGATCGAGGCCGCGCCCCCGACGTGGGCGGGCGGGGTGTACACGATCACGGCCGTGGGCGGCGGGCAGTGGACGCTCGACCGCTCGCCGGCGCGGATCGGGTCGGTCGGCGGGGTGTGGGGACTGTTCGAATCGGGCGTCGGGTCGGCCGCGAACTACAAGCAGGCGGTCGGGGTGACGCGGGACCGCGTCGAGGGCGTGGACGTCTTCGCGCCGAAGCTGGAGTTCAGCGAGACGTGGCCCCGGCGGGCGGTCTCGCTCCGGTACATCCGGACGCTCCGGTACCTGGTCGGCCGGGTGAACAGGGCGACGTTCCGCGGGTTCCCGGCCGGCGAGGTGCTGTACCTGGGCGGGCCGGGCGCGGCGAGCGCGGCACCGGACTCGGGCCCGTTCCCGTGGAAGGTGACCCACAAGTTCCTGGTCAGCGAGACGCTGTACAACGTGTCGATCGCGTCGAACCTCGGCGTCCCCAAGAAGGGCGGGCACGAGTACATCTGGTGCGGGTACGACCCGAGCACCGACGCGAACAAGTGGGTCCAGACCGCCGCCACCGCGCACGTGGAGCGGCTGTACAAGGAAGGCGACTTCCGCCTACTGGAGATCGGGACGTGACGATCCTCGACCTGGTGACCCGGCACACGCTGACGCAGACGTTCGACACCGGCGAGGCGGACGGCGGGGTGGTGCGGACCACGATGGACACCGTCGCGAACCTGGACGCGGACTCGACGCCGGCGGTGACCGAGGGCGGGTTCTTCCAGCAACTGATGACGGCCGGGGCCGCGACGGTCGACCTGACGAACCTGACCGACGTGCGGGGCCGGGCGGTGAACCTGAACGCGCTCAAGCCGCGGTCGATCAAGATCAAGGCCCTCGACGCGAACGCCGGCGCGGTCACGATCGCGAAGGGCGCGAGTAACGGTTACACGGGGTTCGGGTCGAACTTCTCGCTCACCCTGCCGGCGGGCGGGGAAGTCGAACTCTACTTCGGTTCGGCGGGGACGGCGGTGTCGGGGACGGTGAAGACGCTGGACCTGTCCGGGACCGGGACGGACGGGGTGCAGATCTCTCTTTCGGCGGGGGCGTGATGACGAGTCGCGAACAACAGCAACTGGCCGCGCTCTTCGGGAACGGGGACTGGGAGTTCGTCGCGGCGTCCGCGACCGCGCAGGTCCTCGGCGGCGACGCGACCGCGAAGAAGGGCGACGCCCTCGCCGGCCTGCTGATCATCCCCGCGACCACGTCCCCCGGCGCGGTGGCGATCAAGGACGGGTCCGGCGACCCCCGGACGGTCTTCGCGGGCGGCGCGAACAGCACGTCGAACCTGGTGCCGTTCTTCGTCCCGCTCGGCGCGAAGAGCCAGATCGGGGCGTGGCAGGTGACCACGGGGGCGAACGTGTCGGTGATCGCCGTGGGGAACTTCTCGTGAACCTCTTGACCACGGGCCCGAACGTGGCCGCGTTGGCGGGCGCGGGCGTCCCCGCGAATGCGGCATTGTGGCCGGACGGCGCGTCGATGTTGTGGCCGGACGGCGAACTCGTTCTTTGGCCCGCGTAGTGAGACCGACCATGAGTTTCGGCCCGACCGTGACGACGCTGCTGTCCGCCGACCTGACCGGGGCGACCCTGTTCCCGTGCAGCAAGGCGTCCGCGCGCAACGAGATCTCGTGGACGGAGTGGCTCGCGGCGCAAGCCGCCCTCACGAGCGACTTCCGCACGACCGGGTTCGCTGTACGGCTGGCGGGCGGGGTGGCCGGGACCGACGAGGTGCAGATCAGCTACACCGGTACGACGGCGCTGATCCGCAACATGAAGAACGGCGGCACGCTCACCCTCCAGGGGACGCAGCAAACCATCTCGATGACGGCCGGCGGTACGATCGCGTTCACCCCGAACGTGTCCAACGGCACTTCGACGACGCTCTCGCTGGCCACCGTCGCGGGTATCGCCAACCAGATGAGTTGGACGACGAGCGGCACCTACATCGGGTTCGCCAAGGGCGTGGCGGTGGACGGGATCGTGCTGGGCCGCACGCTCGTCGAGGCGAACACCGCCGGGAGCGGTAGCCCCAACATCCTGACCGCCGCCGAGTCCCGCACGCTCCTCACGAACGAGGGCGTCACCGCGCAGAACTACCACACGCTGCCGACCGCGGCAGCCGGGTACGACTTCGAGTTCGTTGTGCAGGACAGCGACGGCATCCGCGTCGTCGCGTCCGCCGGGGACACGATCCAGGACGTGGGCACCGTGAGCGCGGCGGCCGGGTACATCCAGTCCACGACGGTCGGCAGCTACCTGCGGCTCAAGTCGATCAACGCGACGCAGTGGGTGGTTGTGGGCAAGACCGGGACGTGGACGATCGACTCTTAAGAGGGCTGGCCAATGCCGGTGGTAGCGAACAGGAGCGGCAACACGGCGACCGTGACCGTGACCGTGAACATCGCGGACATCCTCGCCGACGGTGGCCTGAGTGCCGCGCAGAAGCGGGCCGCGGCGCTCGACCGGGCGTGGGCCGAGTTCCGCGACGCCCACGCCGCGGCGGGCCAGACGGACGCGGAGATCGACGCGCGGGCGACCGCTGCCGCGTCCGAAGTGACGCGGCTCAAGGCCCTGAAGCCGACGGGGACACTGTGACCCGGCGGCAGATCGCCGCGGCCCTGCGCGACTGGCTCCGCGACCGCCCGCGGGCGTGAGGCGGCTTCGAGTAACCCAAGGAACCAATGCCCCCCTTCAAGAAGGTCACCCCCGGCGACGGTCTCGCGATCGCGGCGGGGGACTGGAACGCGATGCAGGACGCCGCGCGGGACTACCTCCGGCGCAGCGGCGGGGCGGTCGCGTCCGGCGACCTGCTGTCGTCGATCGCGCCGGCGGTCACGGTGCTGGTCCGGAACGACACCGGGGCGACGCTGGACTACCCCGGCGTGCTCGCCCTCGGCGCGCCCGTACTCAGCGCGGCGGACGCGCCGCAGGACCTGCAGCAGACGCCGGGGTTCGCGGGCGACGTGCCCGGAGCGGCGACGGACCCGTTCGCGGTCCTCGTCGAGACCGTCGCGGACGGCGAGTTCGGGCGCGGGGTGGTGGCGGGCGTGGCCGTGTGCGACGTCGAGGTGACGGACGCGGGGCACCTGTTCGCCGCCCCGACCGCCGGCGACGAGACGAAGCTCACGAGCGCGGCGAGCGGGCCGGCCCGGATCATCGACCGGGAGAGCGGGACCGGGCTCAAGCGGGCCGTGGTGCTGCTCGGCCAGGCGGGGGCGGCCGACTCGTGCGGGGCGTGGTGCGGGGACTGGTGGACGGTGGACGGCCGGCCGTGGCCGCTCAAACCGCACCAGGCCGCGCAGACGTGGGCGTTCTCGCCCGGCGCCGGGTCGACGATGGGCGTGCTCGGGGTGACGGACCTGCGCGTCGTGCTGCCGACCGGGATCGGCAAGGTGCGGGTCCGCGGCGCGA